ACACGTAATATCTGCTGGCGTAGGAGTTTTATGTGATGCTCTTTACGATGCTAATCTTCCAGATGCTATAGATGTAATCAAAACAAATATATAAGGAGAATAATATGAGAATCAATGAATGTTGTTTAAAGGATATCAAGGCCCGTGAAGCCAAGCTGCAAGAAGTGGCTGAATCTAGGGCTGGATTCGTAGGCGCGGCTATACTGCTTATTTTGTACGGCATAGTCTCTAACATGGAATACTATGACTGCGTTAATCTGGGGGTGTGCTAATGTCTTACAAAGTATTGAATGACGCTGTTGGCCTTATCCGCGATGAAACCCCAATGTGGGAGGGCAGCTATCAGGAACTGCCAGACAAGACTAAGGACGGACTTATCGCTCTATGGCTTATCACTCACCCGACTTGGATGGACGATGTATTTCCCCACACAGTCAGCGACAAGCCCTTACTGGCATTAGAAGCGATATACAGTGAGGACGCTACATCTAGGATGGCTGCCGCTATGTTCCGCGATGCTGCTGACAGGAACGCTAAAGATGTTGATAATGATGCCTACTTGTCGGAGGCTCTGGACGATTTTGAAGATATACTGGATACGCCTGACTTCCTTGAAGAAATTAGACATCAGTTATACCTGTATCTTGAGCCAAGCATGGAAGAGCTTGTGATGGACTCTTATCAGGATTTAATTTATTTAGATAGACTTGTAATGGGGAGCCACTAATGGACGTTAAAACGCTAATTAGGGACGCTAACAAGCACGCTGACAAAGCTATCAGGCGATCAAAGGCTGAGGTTATGGCCAGAAGGTTCAGGGAGTGGCTAGAGGAACCGCTTGTAGTTTATAGGCTACATCTATTTACCATGACCGCTTTGTTGACCGCTTTTGTTGTTTATGAGGTTATAATTTACTAGCCGAGGGTTTCATATTCCCTTCCGATCAGTGTGATCTACTGTGGCGGTACAGATCAGGCCAAGGTCTCCTTAACCTTTTGACCCAGATTAGTCCACTGGGGAGCTGAAACGGACTACTATTTACCAAGTCGAGTGATGCTATGAGAATAAAAATATATCAATTGATCCAGAAAATAGTGGAAGTTGGTGCAGAGGCTGGGTACAACAGGGCGCACAAACATACCGATACGCCTAATGCTGAGACAATAAAGCAATGCATACAGGAATACATAATGGATGGGTTTCATGAACACTTTGAGTTTGATTTGGAAGAGTAGTATCCGACACAATTTTCTAGGCTCGTTAAAAGTCGTTGCGAGTCTTACCCCACCCCCTCAGACCGATTTGTACTTGGCTGAGGGGTTTTTTTGTTTCATAGATTAAACAATGTATATTGCAGTGTGCATTTTTATGTAATTGAACAGTTGTACTGTGCATTTTGCATACCATTATTGATATAAATGGTATCGCAAACAAGCATTTCAAATCATAATTGATCATCTATACAATGCCGCCTTAACTTACCAACAAGGGGGCAAACAGTGATAATTTACATGATAGTATTTGTAATTCTCTCGCTTGGCGCAGTCGCTGCCGACGATCTTAGCTAGTTTACATTTTCGTAAAAACCATGCACAATGCCGCTAGTTCACTGACATTAGGGGTGTCAAATGGATAGCTTAAACCTAACTAAATCACTTGAAGATTGCTTTGATTGGGAATTAAATGACGAGATAATCCGCTTCGATGGGATTATTGAATCGTTGATGACTAACGATGTCCCAAGGCATAAGATACGAGAAGAGCTAATTGACTGGCAAGATGGCGTTGCCAACATGGTCGATGAGATTTCGGAGCTTGAGCCTTACGAAGGGTTCAGGGAGTTTGCAGCAATGGCAGAAGAGATATTCGGGACGGAGCAATAATGGAATCTATTGAATGGAAGCAAACAGGGGAACTAATCCCTTACTCTAACAACTCAAGAACGCACAGCGAGAAACAAGTACAGCAAGTCGCTGCCAGCATAAAAGAGTTTGGCTTTACTAACCCAATCCTTATAGACGAGGATAACGGAATTATAGCAGGGCATGGGCGGCTACAAGCTGCACAGCTGCTAGGTATGGATAAGGTGCCGACAATTGCCTTAGAAGGCTTTACAGAGGCCCAGAGAAAGGCATACGTTATAGCTGATAACCAGTTAGCTATGAACGCAGGCTGGGACTTAGATGCCCTGAAAGTAGAGGTAGACCGTTTAACTGAGTTAGACTTTGACCTTGATTTGCTCGGGTTTGATGATGATGTATTAGCAGACTTAATAAATACAATCGAACCTAATTTTGACCCAGCAACCGAAGAAGAGCAAGGCCAGTTAGACGAATTAGACCCAAAGTGGATTGATTGTCCGCACTGCGGTAAAGAATTTGATATGAGGGGGCAAACATGAGTATTACATTTGAGCAAAAAAACACTAATATCTTAAATAGGTTTGAGTCACAAAAGTCAGGCACAAAGGTAAAAAAGTTTTCGTTTTTCTTGGACGGTAAACCTGTGACGATGATCAACATGAATAATGCATCTCTGGCTGAGGCTAGAGAGTCTATTCTTAGCAGGTGGGGAAAGAGGGTATTAAATGTCAAAGAAGGCTAATCTGAGGATAGATTGGGCCAGTTATGATGCAGCTTTATATGCATGCAAGAACTGGCATTACAGTAAATGCCTACCTATAGGAAAACTTGTCAAAGTCGGTGTTTGGGAAGATGACAAATATATTGGGTGCGTCGTTTACTCTAGGGGTACAGCAAAAGACTTAGGTACAAAGTATGGCCTTAATCAAACAGAATGTGTAGAGCTTACAAGGGTTGCACTTAGGGACCATAAAACACCTGTTAGCAGAATTCTTGCAATTAGCTTTAAGTTTTTGAAGAAGTCTAATGAAAAAATAAAACTCATAGTTTCATTTGCTGCAAGGTCAGAAAACCATCACGGAGGAATCTATCAAGCAACAAACTGGATATACACGGGAGAGTCAGCAGCAAACTCAGATGCGATATACAAAGGCCGAAGAATACCTAATAGGACCATAGGGGTGGTAAAAAAGAAATATAACATGAATGAAAAAGAACTTATTGAGGCAGGCATTCTTTCTGATATTAGAAGAATGACAAAACATAGGTATCTTATGCCGCTTGACAATAATGTAAAAAACCGCATACTTTCACTTGCTAAACCATATCCAAAGCGTGCAAAAGAGCAGGCGTCAGAGGACCACTCTGATCTGGGCGGTGCGACTCCGACCTGTACGCTCCAATCAAAGGCATCACTATGAAGATAGGTAATCAAGGTGATGGTGGCGGTAGACCTATTATTGAGTTTACGCCAGAGCAAATAACCCAGCTTGAAGCATTAGCGGCTGTACTTACTAAAGGCCAGATCGCTGATTACTTTAGCATTTCCGAAACAACCTTGCGGGCCATAGAAGAAAGACAGCCTGAAGTTTCTGACGCTTATAAAAAAGGCAGGGTTAAACAGTGCGCTAGCATGGGGTCTAACCTAATACAATTAGCTAAAAAAGGTAACGTGGCGGCTAACATCTTTTATCTAAAAACCCAAGCTGGCTGGAAAGAGCAGGAAGCAGAGGTTCAAGAGATACCCCCGATCAATATTATTTTAGACAGCAATGCAATTAACCAAACCTCAGACTGAAATATTCATCAGTAATGCTAGGTTTGTCAGTGTCGTGGCTGGCAGGCGGTTCGGTAAGACATTCCTATCTACAGGTGCATTGTTAAGGGCAGCAGTATCAGGCAAGAATAAGAATGTTTGGTATGTAGCGCCCACTTATGGGTCTGCCAAAGAGATTGCTTGGCAAATGCTTATCCATACTATTCCGCATGAGTATATATCCAAGACTAACGAAAGCTCACTAACACTGCGTTTGATCAATGGGTCAGTGATTAGCCTCAAAGGAGCCGAAAAGCCAAACAACCTGCGCGGACGAGCTTTGGACTTTGTTGTCCTTGACGAGTTTGCTGATATGCGCCCAGAGGCATGGTATGAGGTTATACGCCCTAGTCTATCTGACCGAAAAGGGGGTGCGCTTTTTATTGGTACGCCTAAAGGCAGGAATCACTTCTATGATCTGTGGGCTAGAGGCAAAGATGGCGCAGAGGATTGGGAGTCTTTCCAGTATACGACTCTCGATGGTGGCAACGTACCGCAGGAAGAGATTGACGCTGCCCGTCAAGACCTAGATGAGCGAACCTTCAAGCAAGAGTATGAGGCTGCATTCGTAACCTATGCTGGCCTGATCTATTACGGCTTTAACCGTGAAGACTCTGTATTGGCGATTGATGACGATAGTGGTACACTCCACATTGGGATGGACTTCAACTTAGACCCCATGTCTGCCGTTATCTGTATTCGTAAAGGCGGGACGCTGATTGCCGTTGACGAGATAGTCATGTACGGGTCTAACACTGATGAAATGGTTGCGGAGATAATAGAACGCTACCCTAGACGCAATATTATTGTTTATCCAGACCCAGCATCAAGACAGCGGAAAACCTCTGCTGGTGGTCGCACAGATTTGTCGATCTTACAAAACGCAGGATTTAGCGTTAAGGCGAAGAACTCGCACGCATTGGTCAGGGATAGAATCAACGCTGTGAATAGTCGTTTACTGTCAAGTGATGGTGAGCGGCATTTGTACATCAGCCCGAAATGCAAGCAGACGATTAAGTCACTTGAAAGGCAGACATACAAAGAAGGCACAAGCATTCCCAATAAAGAAGATGGCTACGATCATATGAACGATGCCCTCGGCTACTTAGTGGAATACCTGTTCCCAGTTCGCACTGAATACGCCACACCACAACCACAAAGGTGGACTTGATGAGATTGAACGCAGATACAACGCACCCTGATTATGACAAGTACGAAGCACGCTGGGAGTTTTATGTTCGCAGCTACATGGGTGGGCAAGATTACTTCAATGGCGCATACCTCACGCGCTATATATCCGAAACAACAGATGACTATGACCGCAGACTTGATCTGACCCCCCTAGATAACCACTGTAAAAACATAGTCCATATCTACAGCAGCTTCCTTTGGCGTGTGCCGCCTACTAGAGCTTACAACAGCGCAGCCAATAACGTGGCCCTTGATTCTTTCTTAAAAGATGCTGATCTCGATGGCCGCAGCTTTGACGCGTTTATGCGTGAAGCTCAGATTTGGTCTAGTGTGTATGGTCATGTATGGCTAATGATGGATAAGCCTAAGTCTACAGCGGGAACAAAAGCAGAAGAGCTTGAGCAAGACATCAGACCCTATGTGACTATGTTCACCCCTGAGAATGTTCTTGATTGGAACTATGCTCGCACCCCGAGTGGTCGCTTTGAGCTTGACTACCTGAAGGTTAGAGAAAGCGTTATCCGTGTTGACGAAACAACCACAGAGACTTACTACCGCGTTTGGTACAAAGACCGCGTAGAGCAATGGCACTCAGTTAATGACCTAGATAAGATGATTGAAGTGGATGACAACGTACTGGGTCGCATCCCTGCGGTGTTCCTGCCTGCACAAAGATCGATAACCAGAGGCATAGGGCTGAGTGATATAGCAGATGCGTCCTATATGCAAAGAGCTATCTATCAGGAGCTATCAGAGAATCGAGCAGCTAATCCGTATCTTCTAAATCACCCGACACT